GTAATGGCGTTAGATATTGAGACTGGTAACTATTCGTATGAGATAGGTGGGTGGGATAAGCACTCCCTGTTTGAGCCTACTGTAGTTGCTACATGGGATGGTGACAACGGTCACGTTTTCAGTAAACAAGACATAGAGATGACTACCGCTGAAGTGCATGAGTTGCACCCACGTACACTAGGTGACCATTTACAGAAGCACATAGACAACGGTGGAGTGATACTAGGTCACAATATCAAGAAGTTCGATTTACCTGTGTTAAACGCAGCACTAGACTGTTGGACTGCTGGTGACTTGATGACTAAAGCAGAGAGCGTCATTGATACTAAACTACTCATCAGTAAGGCTGGTGGTAAAGACATCGCTACTAGCCTAGAGATGTTGGCTCGAAATACACTAGACATTGGTAAGAGCATGACCAGTCACGATGCACCCGAAGCATGGCGTGCTGGTCGTTATTTAGAGGTAGCAGAATACTGCCTAAAGGATTCTCAATTGACTTATGATTTGTATCAATATGGTCGTGAAAACGGCATAGTGAAGAGTCGCTCATTGGAAGATGGGTCAATTGTTGAAATAGAGGTGAACTGGGAATGAGTGAAAACAAGAATCACAATGCACAAAGAATGAACATAGAAGCAGTCAAGCGAATCGTTAGTACAGTTCGCACTACGCTAGGACCTATGGGTATGGATAAGATGATGGTAGATGGTGGAGGTAATGTCATCGTGACTAACGATGGGGCTACTATCCTACGTGAACTAGACAGTGCTCATCCTGCTGCTAAAATGATAGTCGAGGTATCGAAAGTTCAGGAGACTAACTGCTATGACGGTACAACTAGTAGCGTAGTTTTAGCGGGTCAACTTCTAAATAACGCTGAAAGCCTATTCGATAAAGGTCTACACCCGAATGTAGTAAACAAGGGTTACAGCAAGGCTAGAGATATGGTGCAAGATATTCTACCTAACCTAGTAGTAGACGGTGACAGACAACTACAGTCTATTGCTAAGACGGCCATCACTGGTAAGTCACTGGAAACAGCAGACCAAAAGGTCGCTCAATTATGTGTAGATACAATCAAGGCAGTAGGTGATGCTTCTGATGTGCGTGTTCTAGCAGCACCCGGTGGCTCATTGAATGACTCTTACTTGTTTGAAGGAGTAGTCTTAAACAAAGATGTAGTCACTACTGACGGAGAGTTTGATGGTAAGCCTTGCTCAGTGCTACTAGTGAACAGTGGACTGGAAGAGCAAAAGCAAGATGGTAACGTTCAAGTTCAAGTTGATGCCGCTTCATATAGTACGGTAAAGAATGCAGGTAGAGAGCAACTCTTAGATGCTGCTAAGCACATCGTTAGCAGCGGTGCTAAACTAGTCATAGTGCGTGACGGTGCTCACGATACTGTCGTACAATATCTAAGGAAGCAAGGTGTATTCGTAGTCAGAAGAGTACCTGAGAGTACAATGAAGAGATTAGGTAGTGAGTTCGGCATTAAGGCATACCATACACCCGAGAAGGATATGGAAGTATGCGATGCTGTTGTTGAGCGCAAGAAATACAATGATGTTGATTACCTGTTTGTCAGTAGTAACCTTGCATCTAGTGAAGCAACTCTAATTCTATTTGGTGCGACCCAGTCAACCCTTGACGAGGTGCAGCGTGGCTTTGACGATGCTCTAGGTGTGGTATCACTAGTTGCTAACGGTGATGCTATCTGTTACGGTGGAGGTGCTACATATGTGGCTCTAGCCTCACACCTACGTGCTAACGCTAGTGAGGTTGGAGGTCGTGCTCAGATGGCTATAGAGGCATTCGCTGATGCTTTGGAGTCAATACCCGGCACTATCGCTGAGAATGCAGGTCATGATGCACTAGACACTGTCCTAGCCATGCGACACTCAGGTCTACCATTTGGCCCTGATGTTGAAGCAGGTGGTATTAGAGACATGGATGATGCACAGGTATACGAGCCGATGTCACTCATTCAAAGTGCTATCACCAGCGCAACTGAGGTCACCACTGCCATACTCAGAATAGATGACATCATTGGTAGACGTGGTGAGTGATGGGTAGACTACTAGACAAGATGAAAGTCAAGTGTCGCAGATGCGGTCACCAGCACATACCTAGAAGGCTACAGGCACGCTTTCTTGATGGTAACAAGGAGCGCCTGAGCCTATGGTGCTGCAAAGAATGCGGCCATCTTTGGGAAGATAGTGTATTCAAAACTAAAACGCCACTGCAATAATCATAAATGGAACAGCGATAACCACATTCGGTGACACCCCATCGCTTATAGTACATACTGCCTCAAATTCTGCATCGAACCCTTGACCGGAAAGTGATGGTCTTGCTCCACTAATTGTCAAAGTATTATAGGTTGCACCATTAGTTGTTCCGGTTGAAGCGACTGAAAATCTATTACCTGTATCAGAAGTTTCATTGGTTTTAGCAACAGCCCAAGAGAAAGTGTAACTTCCTGTTCCGTTTGCGGGAATAACTGTTGCATCTAGTGCTCCTACTGGCGTTGTAAAAGTGACAACGGAACCTGACGCAGGAGCAGACATATCAGCAGTGTCTACCAAAGAGCCTCCGTCAAGACTAGCAGATAAGTTTGTAAATGACCCTTGTTGGGCACAACCTGTTAAAATAATATACATATCAACCAACTACCATCCAATTGTTAGAACCAATAGCAATACAAGTAGCGGCTTTGAATGTTCCTAATGTGAAGTCTGAACCTGCACCATTGATATTATTCCCATTACGGCCAATAGTGATATTTCCACCTGTTGTATTTAGAATAGCATAATGTTCACCAGCAGTTGAAGTTGAAGGTAATGTTATGTTACCTGCACATATGTTGTATCTACCAGCATGTGCGGCTTCAGTTAAAGTGGTGCTTGCTGAAACTGAAACTGTTAGCAATCTTGTATTTCTAAATGTACCGCCCGTATCTATATCAAGCGTAGCAGTAGGGGTATTATGACCTATTGCTACTCTGTCGTTAGCGGCATCGGTGAATAGTAGGTATTGCTCAGTATCTCCTTCAACTCTAAAGTTAATATCGTTTCTTCCTCCGTCATTTACTGCAACTTCTCCATCACCGGATGAACTACCTGTTAAAGCAAGAACTTGATATTGCCCACCTTTATGACCTGTAAAGAATAAAAGTTCTCCTGCTTCTGCTGTATCTGCAACAGTTACCATCTGTCCCAAAATATAGGCATAGAGATGATTACCCCCTGCATCATTCTCTCCTTCAAATCTAATTAATCCTATATCATCAGATGCGGCAGGAGAAGTAGTATTTTTCATAAATCGAATTACTGCTTCTTGAGCATCAGCATTTGTATTTTCTAATCTTAATTCAGGTTGTTGAGTTAAAGCGGAGCGTATGTGTAGTTGAGCGTTAGGCCCGGTGATACCACCTATTCCAATTCGACCATCATCTCCACTTATACGCATTACCTCAGTTTCAACTCCACCATCATTTACTTTGAAGATTATATCTTTATCTTGAGTTTCATTTTGTATAGTTACATGGTTTGAACTGCTTGATATTTTCAAGTCCGTACCTACTGTAAGACCTGATGCCAGCGTCAATGTTGCCTCACCTTCAACTGCTGCGATAGCGTTTGCATCGGAGTAAGAAGTAGCACTTGTGGCTATACCATCTAATTTTGTTTTATCAGCGCCAGTCATCAAACCTGAATTACCACCAGCAACCACTTCAGTAATGACTGCATCAGTCCCTGTGCTGCTAGTCACAGTGCGACTACTCGCTGTATAACCTAGATTAGCGGCAGGTGCGGCTGATGCTGCGCCTGAAGCATCTACATATCCAGCATCGTTTGTTAGTTCACTTACGTTATCACCAGTAATCAATACCTTCTTTTCAGTACCAGCATCGTTAGTAAACATAGGTCTGTTAGGTGTATCACTCTTTACCCAGTACAGTCCTTTACCTGCCGCTGAACTATGACCAGTAGCAGCAGTATTTGCTTTTTCATCAACAACTAAACCAGTGGGGTCTATCAAACCAGTAACAGTTAGTTTACCATCCACTGTTAAAACGTTAGTAGAGGTGTTAAATGATAAAGCAGTATCACTAGTAAATCCACCACTACCATCCGATAGTTGCACAAGTCCACTAGTACCGCTAGAAGTTGTAGCGATGGTGCTGCTATATAGCACAGTTTTCCAATTAGCGCCATCATAAACAAACATAACAGCGCTACCTGCCGCTATACTTACGTTTGCTCCGCTACTGTCAAAGGTTACTGTGCTACCACTAGGAACTGAAACAAATACTTGATGGCCCGGTGGGAATGTACCACTAGGATTTAGATTGATTGTTGACCCCGCTGTTATTACGAATACTTGGTCACTGTCAAACGTGAACGTTTGATTACTACTAGTGCTAAGCACATTGACATTTGTAGGGCCTAGTAAGTGAGTATGTCTGTTACTACTATCCTTTCTACTGTAGTAAAGCATAGATTCATTGTTAGCGTTAAACGACTGCCAAACCACACCATTGTCACCATAATTACCATGTTGACCAGTGCCGTGTACCTGAGATAGTGCTGTGTGGTCACTGATACCAGTAGTTGATGTTTTATTCCCATCACGTACAGGTGACAAGAATAGAGGTGTAGGTCTTACAAATACACGCTTATCATTGTATTCAGATAGCGATTGAATGTTTAAGTCACCTACTGTAGACCCAGTGACTCTTGTTGCTCTCACTGTACCTAATACAACAGACTGTCTGTTCTCACCAGCACCTCCTCCACTCGTTAGATAAGATGCAGCAGTACCACTGATAGAAGCATATGCTCCCGCTGCTGTAGTGATAGGAGTAGTCTGTGTAACTTTCAAACCTTCAGCAGTAGCAATAACCACGAAAATACATTCTTGATTAGCGCTTAATGCTGTAAAAGTGCCTAGTTTCTGTGAAGTGCTAGTTGTCAATGTAACAGTGATGTCACTACCGCCACCTATAGCATAGAGCACACCATCTAGGATTACGTCACATGCTTTTACTACAAACTGATTTGCTGCTGAACCCGCACTTATTGCGCCGGGTAAGTCAGGTGGGTCATTTCTATCGCTATCTCCATACGCTGTGTCGTGTGGTAGTAGTATACCATTACCGTGTACACCTTCATAGAGATTAGTCAGAGACGGTGATAGAATATGGTCACCATCTGTCAGTCCATCGTTAGCGCCATCTGTGTGACCTGATAAAGGGTTATTAGCAGTCATTATTTCACCTCAATTAAAACTTGGATTCTTACTTCATTACTAGTGGTTTTGTTGATTGGTAATATCGTGTGTCTAGCAACTGGTGTAAAAGATGATGCTCCTCTAAATTGTATGTAGACCTCTTTGATTGTGTCAGTGAACGATTCAGTCGCAGGTATGAACCCTTCTACTAAAACGGTGCTATCGTCAATTATTCTGACTGTAGGATTGATTGTCAAAGCAGGTCTACCAGCAGAACCGTCTGAACCAGTAGAAGGAGTACCGTCAAAACCAACTACCATCTCATTGATGTTACTAACTAGAGTATCTAGTAAAGTTCTCTTTATGTGGTCACTTACTGGCATATCACTCACTTATTGTTATCGGGGTACTTTTACTACCACCTATAGTCTCCTGCGTGCTACTACCACCGAGAGCGCCTCTATTCATGGCTTTTCCTATTATAAACCCTGAAATACCATGCCCTTGAACGGTGATAAACGGAATAGTAACAATCTTAATTTCTCCAAACAATGAAAAGTTGGTTTCAGTTATTTGCTCAACTACGTTTGGATTACCACGTATGTTTTGTGCTCCTTCAGATATACCTAGTAAAACACCCTCAATACCCGTATCTAGCGTCAAGAAGATAAGGTCGGCTGTATTGTTTACTAGATTATGCTTGACTTCAACTAAAATGCGCCTAACTCCATCATATTCAACTACTTTACCGGGTCTTAAATCCCATGAATCAGGGTGGCCGTTGCTACTTTTACTTCCCTTTAGTAAGTTATTTGCCTTCAGTATATTATTAGCAACTGTCCTAGCCTGTTGATTACTACCTACAGTAAAGTCTTCAACAATTTGAGGCTCTTGTATAACTTCTGCACCACGACCACTCTGTCGCTCTCCGTCATTTACCTCAGCACGTGCAGTTTCATTGACAGCAAGAACCTTACCTTGTACTATAATTCGGTTGCTTGTATTATCTACAGGATTAGAAGATGTTGTACCTGTTCGTATTGAACTGTTCACATAACGACCCGCTTCAGCGAAGTTGAATGGTACGTAAAGCAAACTACCAAATCTTTCAAAGTAAGTTATGTGATTATCATGTCTTCCAAGAAACTTTAGAGCAGTAATTAAGTTGACACCATAAAAGTCAGCGGCTACAAACTTAGTGCTGAAACTTCTACGGTCATTGTTTGAGTTAGATGGAGTCATGGGTAAGGCAGTGTTGATAGAAGTTAAGTCACCTGCTACTTCATTACCTAGTCTAATAGCCATATCAGTAGTTCTAAGACCTACATCAACTGGTTGAGCAGCGTACCCCTTTGTAGAATTAAACCCTAATTCACTAAGCGTAAGACCATTTGTATTACGAAGAGCGAATACTGTACCTTCACTTCCACTGGATGTACTACCCAAAGATAGCCTTTCAGTCTGATTATCTATAGAATACAGTAGCGGTGGAGTATTTGAAGCAGCATCACCTCCTTCTAGTTTTGAGTCCATGTAGTATATTGCAGTAGTAGAATCATGACCTGCTGTAGGTGCATGTGTTAGAACTACACTATCTTCTCGCTCATCAATAGCATATGAATGAGTGGAGGCTATACCATAAGTTGCTGCTTTGCGTTTTCTCAGTGTGACCTTTGATTTACTAGAGCCCTGCTTTGTTATCTCTCCCAAGTGTAAGGCGTTATCAACAAACACAGGCTTTCTTGTGTGTTTCATAATGACATTGTTGTCAGTGGTTGTGCGTTGCTGTGCTAAGTAAGGCATCACGCATCACCACTGTGGTCAGATGTACTGTATGTAACATCCTTTTTATGTCCTTTTGAGTGCAAAGATTGACTGAATCGGGGCTTTACTGCGTAATCTTTACCAGTTCCTGTACGTCTAGGTGCATCGCTTCTGTAATGTTGTAGAGTGTTTTCAGTGACAATCAACCTAGTAACTGTAGTCTTAAGGGTATCTTTGTCAAATGTTGTCATACCAGCGCCCGGTAACTTAGGACCCTTAGACACAGGCACTGTATCACTACTACTCTCCATTAAGTAGACTGGCTGGTACGGTGCATTCGCATTAGGTATAGATGAGCGCATGTAAGAAGTAGCGCCACCGTTGGTTGACTCATAGGTAAATAGTCCATACTTACCACCTGATGTGGCTGAGTAGTATGTGTTACCATCCTGAGGTGTACTACCTGCTACATTTCTATCAGACCTAAAGACTTCGATGTGCTTGTTATCAAGTAGTCTCACTGGTCTTACCATGAAGCGTACCGTTGTGTCTACTAAGTTGTGAGGGTTTGAGGTACTAGTAGAGGTTTGGTATGGGTTACTTGTAGTACCTGAGCCACTTCTACCCCATCCTGTATCATCAAACGGATTTACGAATGAGCGTGCTTCAAGGATGTAACTACCACCCATTACCTTGATGTTACTAGTATGTGTAAATCTCATAACACCACCATGAGGCTGAGCGTTGAATGATAATGATGTTAAGTCATAGTCAGCAAGTGTTTGAGAGCCTGATTGCATACCGCCTTCTAGGACCACTCTTTGACCTACACCCGTGTCTGAGTGTAGGCTATGCGCTTCAGTGTTGACTGCTACCATATCGGTATCTACACCTGTAGAGCGAGACTCTATGTTTTCAGCGTCAATACCTATTCTTGGGCTAGACCTTGAGATAGGCTCAATGTGTACAGATGACCCGCTAATACTCTCTACACGCTCACTAACTGCTGCTTCAGGCTTCAATAAACCATCTTCTGCTACATCTAATCTAGCGCTTATTCCACGCTTGACTTCATCAGGTTGCAGAATGTCGTTTCTAGGGCGCATATAACCTTGACTAAATGTAGGCTCAGCAGTGTGATGAGATAGTACCACACCTGAGCCTTCATAGACATCACTCAATTCAACTAGTATATCTTCATTGAATTGAGTTGGGTATCTAACACCACGACCTCCACCCATATCACCTACTCGCATAGCATTAGTAGGAGCAAATACATCAACTAAGATGTCACTATTACCGCTGTTAGTGTTATTCAATCTACCACCAAAGCGGGGTATGACTGCGCTAGGTGAACTCAAAACATCTCCGCTGCTATCTACAATGCCCTTCAAATTAACAATAGGTGAACCATTGTTGTACAATCTAGCATAAGGTGTACGGTTGTTAGTACGGTCATACTCGTAAGCGTCTCCAGCATCCCAAGCAGGTTTGATACCAAAGCCTCGTACTGGCGCTCTTCTAACATCTTCGCCACGAGTGTTACCCCACCAATCTACTAGATAGTAACCAACAGCGCCATCTATTGTGCTAACTCCTAGACCAGCATGGTCGCCCCACCAATCACGAGGTGCTGTTGAAGCGTTGCGAATAGTACGCACAGGGCAACCAAAAGAGCGGGTCATACGGCGACCATCACTGTAACGCACTTGCCATTCCGCTTTATCAGGACCAAGCATACCGCTGAAGTTAGTTTGTCTCTCCATAACACCAACATATGTAGCGGGCATTGTAACGCTAGTGTTGTTACTAATATTAGCAGTAGTCCAAGTTTGTGACTCATACTCAGTCAAAGGACCTGCTTTGTAACCGACTGTGAAGTTGCTCGCTCCACTGTGTGTAGCAGCCTCTGTAAATGCACGCATACCGTAGTGACCCCATTGAGGTCTGTTCCACGGTTGGCGTAGACCAAAGCGATAGCCAAATGGATAAGAGCGTGTAGATACAAGGCTGGAAGCAATAGCAAGACCGCTGCTTACAGCGTAAGAGCCGTCATCATCAGCATCTTTCCAGTGTTTTCCACCTGCTGCGCTTAAACTTCGTGGTATGTGCCAACCAGCAGACCAAGCGTTATAACCCTCTAAGTTGCTTACTAAAGGTCCACCCCTACTTCCACAGGGCCAGTAGTGACTTAGCATCACTGTGTTACTACCCTGTGCTTCGTAACCAGTCATGGCGTGTATATTAGCGGCAGTGTCTACACTACCGTCTGCTTCCTTGTATACGCTAGACCCAGTCGCTACTGTAATGAATAGATTTTCTGAGAATGTTATGGTAGTAGTAGAACTAGCAAACCCTTCACTTGCTACTTTTCCTACAAGTTTACCATCCGTAAATATGTAGTCTCCTACATCGAACTCTGCTCTAATATCGGTAGCGAAAGTCAAAGTGTTAGCAGTGCTACCTGTTGTAACTTGACTAATCTTAGTCGGCGGCTTAGGTGTTTTGAAGTCTAAGTTAAACGGTCCTAAACTAGCAGCATAGTTTACGCTATGATAATGTATAGTTTCAAAGTGCTCAGGCATACTATTGTATGCTGCTTTATTCACTGCTCTATCAGAAGTAGCGTTACCCCATGTTCTACTACCATCAGAATAGAATGTATGCGGTCTACCCAAATTAGGATGCCACATAGATAGGAAAGCATCAGGTGTATACAAGGCGTTGGTATCTCTAGTGCCACCCTCTAGTTGCTTGAAGTTATTAGTTAATACGCTAGACTTAGAATCATTAAACAACTCAGTAGAGGTTTTAGTAGAATAAGGTAATGATAATCTGAGAATAGTACCAACAGGAGGCATGGTTGTTTCGGCTGTTATGAATCTTCTAGGTTGATTCATAGTAGCGCTAGAATGCGTATGACCTGTGCGCTTAGTGTATGATAGTGTTTGAACTACACCGTTAGCATCAGTATACACCAGTTTCTGATTATAGTAAGGAACCTCAGGGAAGAAGGAAGCATCGTCTACATCTATGTGATTACCTGAACTAACTGCTATTACTTCAGCAACTGGGGTTAAAGATATGTTCTCAAAGGTTTCTGAGTATACATCGGGGCTAATAGAAGGATAACCTGCAAGAATTATTTGAGCGCCTACGCAGCCATGTGAAGGTCTACAGAACTGATAGTAATTATCTAAGCGATAAATAGCCAAGTGTCTAAAACCAGTAGCACTACTATCATCAGGTGCTACTTTGTGTACCATACTCCACCACGGAATGTTTGCCGTATAGCCGGGTGTAGAGTCAACAAACATACCAACACTGTATGGTAAAGTTCTACGTGTAAATGTAGGAGATTCACTACCCTGTACACCAAATGCATTATAAAGCAGCATCGGTGGAACGTTGGTGAATTGACTACCGTGGTCAGGGTCATGGTCTAGCATTACTTCATTGATGAAGATTTCACAACCTCTTACGTCAGCAAGGGTAGCCTCGGCGAGGATGAGAGTCACTCCGCCTACAGGAGAGCCACCTCTTTCAGTATCATATTTTATACCAACAACAAGATTGACTTGCTGACCTGTCAATTCACGTGCGCTACCATTAGGCAAAGCAGTAGCACTGCTATTGTTATGATGGAAGCCAGCAATCTGATGTTTTCTCAGGTTAGGCTGTATAACAATCTGATAAGCACCCACCTCAGCAGGGTCAGGGAAGTGACCGTCTTGGGTGTAGTTAGCACCTGCTTCAAGCACTATCGAGTGGCCTCCGGCTTTATTCATATTACCAGCAGTTCCTTTGGATGCTAGTATACCATAGCCGTCATAACGCACTTTAGTTTCAAACATCAACGTAAATGCGCCACCATGTATGTCACTAGGTCCACTAGGTGCAGCGGTTAAACTACCAATTCTCAACTGAGGATTTAGAGGGTGTAGATAATCTGTAATTGATGTTCCTAGAGTGGTAGTTGTAGCATCTACGATGTCTTGTAGTTTTATCAAGTCAGGGTTTTGTAGGGTGGCCCTTCTTTCAATTTCGTGTTTATCATACAGACCCTGATAAGCAGGATGA